CATCAACACGCCGGTACTGCACTAGCCGGACACGCTGGATATCAGCAGCCAGTGTTGCCTGTCCCACTGAGTTCCAGGAGACAGCACCCTGGGTAGATTCGAGCCAAGTCCAGTTGGATTCCTCGACTAGGCGCTGGAGGGCAGAAGACAAGCAAGCCCGTACCTGCTGCCCCAGGACGGTGGATAGGTTGGGCAGGGGTCTTTCATTGATAGTGAGCAGCACCGTGTTTGCAGCCTGTAGCAGGGTGGTGGTGGATGACGGCATGATAATACAAAAAAAAATTAGGTGATGTTTCCTGATTAGCCCACAAAAAAAGCCCCTCCGGTAAGGGAAGGACTACTGTGTAAGCACCTAACAGCATAGCACACTTTTTAATCCTCGTACTCTATTTCTGGCTCATCACACCGGAGGAGCGAGATGGGCATGGTGCTTGCCTTGGGATTATCCCCCTCAGCGTCATCGTAACTAAGCATCACTAAGCAGGGAAATTTAGTGATTTCGAGTGAATCTATGAGGATAGAACGTTCAGCGTTAAAATCTTCATTGATGATAAATTCTCCGCTCCGGGATTCTAGGATGTAGCTGTGTTCTGTACTCAGGTAAACAAACATACAGTCGTGATGCATAGCAACTACCTTGATTAATTTGTATTCTGATTGTAGCACATAAAAAAGTGGGGAACCTGGGTATACATCAAACCAGTTACGCCCCCCACATGGATTAAGTATAGCACACTTAATTAAATAAGCGCGTCCTCATCATGACTTACGCAAACGGCGTGGTCTGGGCGATACAGCTTCAGGTCATAAATCTGAGTGGATGCCACCTTGGTAGCCTGATAATCAATGTCATACTCAGCCTGGACTGATGGCTTCTTCTGGCATGCCATCGCTATGGCTTCTGGGTGAAGGAGCATGGAGGTGTAGTAGTTCACGGGTAGACCGTAAGTACCAGGCACATCCTCCTGAGTGGGGTAGTACAGGGAGCCAGCCACACCAGGGGAGGGAGAACCCACGCCGTTATCACCATTGAAGAAACCAGTGGTGGTATTAATACCCATGTTGTTATTCACAATAACTGGAACGCCATACAGGCGACCAATTTCACCCGATTGGGTAGGACGACCATCAATAAAGTCACTGTTGATGAATCGGTCGATGGTTAGGAGACTGGAGAGCGCTGCCACGGGCATAATCCAGATACGACCCTCTTTGGGTACTCGCCGGCGGTCGAGGACTTCGGTTGCTGCAAGAATCTCGTTCTCAGAGATTGTACCCGCCGTGACGATGTGGGAGTTAGAGGTCGTGGTGTTGTTGGTACCCGCACCATAAGCAATGATAGCCTGACGTTGCGCCATGACAGCGTAATCAAAGTCACGAGCCAGGGCTACCCCAATTTCCTTGGTGTACTCAGCACGGAGGTTGGTGTGTGCCTGTAGCTCAACGATATCCTCAATCATAACTGCGGAGTACGTGTAGCGCTCGACCACCATTCTCCATTCCGATTCCGTAACTGCCTGGTACTCGATGGGAGCCTTAGCCATCTTCTGTCCCACGGCTAACCGCGAGATTTTGGGACGACGGATTGAGTCACCCTGCTTCAACCCGAAGTTGATGCTCATGACGTACTTAGTGAGAATTAGATTCTCCATACGGTAGCGGTAGATTTCTTGCTGCCACTGTTCGGGAATAAAAGCTCTCGCCTCAGACTTCCCAATCATCTCACCTGAATATCCACTCATAGCGTTTAACTGTCCTTAGTACAAAATTAATTAGCCAGGTCTACCAGGTTTCTGGAGTAGGCATCGTTGATATCATTGGCATTTTTCTGGTATTCTGCCAATGAGAGGTTCTCAATCTGTGACTGGGTGTACAGGAACTTGGCTGCGGAACGGTTGGTTGTTGAACCCTGACGGTCAAAGCGTGGGGGTGTTGGGACTGAGCTGCCACCATCCTGTGCAATCATCGCCCAGATAAGCTTCGCACCCTCAGTATTGTCGAGAGCCTTCTGCATATCAGGGGATAGTGTCTGGTACTTGGCAACTACCTGGTCGTAGCGGTCGTCAAACTCATCGCCCCACTCGCTCTTGAGTGGTTGCTTCTGCTGTTCGATAAGATTCTGATTTCGGTATCCGCTAAAATCTTCGAGCATCTCCACGACAGCCGCGATAGGAACCCCCAGTTTTGTCTCTAGTGCTTTGAGTGCTGCCTCCTGGAAGTCACTCTCAGTCTTGAAGGAGTAGGACTCAGGTGGCGTAACATCCTCCACTGGCTCCACAACTTCCTCAACCGGAGCGGCTTCCACATCACCAGGGTCTTCCTTATCGAATAGCCCTAGTTCTGCACCCATCTGGCGCAGCTTATCCTCTTCCGTCTGTTCAACAACGGGGACATCAGCCTGGATTTCATCATCCTCAAATACACCGTCACCATAGATTGCCATGTCGTAACTCCCTTTGTGATTTAATGTTGTTACTTTCGTTGTTTTTAGATTAGCCCTTGCTCCTGCGCCTGCTGGTCTGCGAACTGTTGGTCAGCCATTACCTGAGTCTCAACAGCCCGACCCATCTCCTGTCCACCAACCTGCTGTGCCCCGGCGATTGCCATCTGGTTGGGGTCAGTGGGCATGGGTGGTTCAGCCTGTGCGTTGGGGTCTGGTGGTGGTGCCGCTGGCTCATCCATAATGAACCTGCCTGCCTCCTCCCCCGTGAACCGAGCGGTGACATCCTTTGCCACCTCTGCCCAATCCACGAGCTGTGCCATTTCCGGTACGGCTGTGATGGTCGCTATCCACTCAGTCCGCATCCGCAACTCAAACTCCCGGTCTGCTACGTGTTGTGCCCCACGAGCCTTAATCTTGAAGTCGTAGCTCAACTGGTCTAATCCCACACGGGCATACCACCACTCATCCGACGTGTTCCCCCGTGCCGTCACAACCTCTGGCTCCACGACAAACTGCTGGGCATACGTGTAGGCGCGCTGTAGGAAGGGCATCAGGGCAGTATCCTCAATGTGGGCGTGGATGTTGGACAGTCTGTTGCCCCCCGCATCCCGTACCGCCTGTACCTCGGTAGCCGTCACGCGCTCACCACTACGCCCCGCACCGGAACCCACGAACGCACCCGTCCCCGTCGCTTTATCAATCTTGGTTTCCAGGGTAGACTCCTCTGTCAGGCTTACTCCCTGGAATTGATTATTTTGTATTAAGGGTTGGATGGAATTTAGGTCGCCGACCGGGATAATTCTCCCTGGTTCTGAGTAGACATCGTTCAGGTCAATGGTTCCGTCATTAACCGCAAGCCACATGGGATTGACTGCCAGCTCGACCGCATCCAATCGGTTGTTGCTGATGATGTTCATGGTGTGGAGTAGACCCAAGGCTGGTTCCAGTGCCCCCATACCATAGGGACTGTTGACCATCGGTGTGTACGTCCCGACGATGAAGGGCTTACCACCCCAGTACGGGTTTGTCTCGCACCGCAGGATGGTGTTGTCAATGAAGGTGACTACCACATCCGACAGTTCCACATCCGAGAGCTGGACAGTCCCCCAGAATTCCCACACCTCGACCTTATCCCCCATGTGCCAATCCCCGGCGCTACTCCCATACCCCACCAGGTAGTCGTAAGTCTCCCGGTCGCTGGACGTAACCCGATAGGATGTACCCGCCCGGATGATATCGTCACGGGTCGCCATGTCGTACACCTCACTCTCAATCAACCGCAGGACTTCACCCTTGGTCTTGGTCATGCGGCGCATCATGCTCGATGTGTTGGGGTCGGTAGCGCAGGGGTCGAGGAAGACATCCACCATGTCCTCAACCGTAATGTCGGGCGCATTATAGATACACTTCTCAACCTCAGTCTGCTTGATTTTATCCTTACCGAGTGTGCGTACCTTGACATTCTTCTTGGTGGGCTTAGTCTCTAAACGCCAGGGTAGGCTGATAACGGAGGTTCCGGTTACAACTAGCTGTCGCAAGAAGCACTCGTACTTGTCCCGGAAGTGGGCAGCATCCAGCTTGGAGGAGAGGAAGGCTTTCATGATGCGAATAAACTTGATGTAGTCAACCTCCTCCGGCATGGGGGTTTCAGGTATCATGTCGAACCAGTCAAGGTTAGGGAAGGTGGCAGCCATCAAATAACCCACTACCGTCTCTACAATCTCGTACCCCTTCCCATTATTGACGCGGTGTCGCCAGTCTTTCTGGACATCGCCCACAGTCTTGTGGATAGCATTGGCTCGTAAGTAGTCCTGGGATTCAGGTGTGCCTAAGTATACAGCCCAGCACTCAAGCATTCGCTGGGTCATCTGCTGGCGCTTGTTGCTGTAGTCCAGACGGATGCTCTGGAGGATGCTGTGTAGCTCCTTCCCCCGCTGTGCCGCTGTCTTCATGGGGATTCCTGGGCGACTCATGCTCGTCATCAGGAGGTGTTTTT